TATGAGGACCCTGAATGGATTGACATATTCGCCATCATTAAATGTCATATCTTTACTAATTGTGATAGTCTTTTTGACATCTATCCACCCATTGTAGGGGTTATTGACTGTCGAATTAACATCATAATTTCTTGGGATATAGAATAAATTCTCTGCTGAAATATTATTTGCATATTTTATTTCGATAAGAGCAGCTGATTCATTTGGTGTATGGTAATATTTATGCATTCTAACTTTACATGTGAATGTCAGAACATCACCTTGATTAAGCGACTTAATTGATAGAGGGAACATTAATCGATTCCATCTATTTATCGGTGCCCCTTTATCAACTTTAATAAAGAAAGATCTTTTACCGTATGCTCCTCCAGATGGACTAAATTCGAACGGTGCATTTGTTGATGAATTATTTGTAACCCCAACCAAATCCTCAGTACCTAATATAAGGTTATTCGATGCTGAAGATCCGCTAGTAATAAGTGACTGTATCTCAGTACTAGACATAATCATTTGTGAAACTCTATTAGCTATACCATTTTGAGTTTCACCCAAAGTCCTTTTGAAGAAATCAACAGACTCCTCTACCTTTTGGAATTTAACAGTTTGAGTCATATCCAAGTCTTGAGGGTTATCTTTAAAGTCATTTATGGAATTACCACGTTCAAGTTGAATTCTTCGGATGTAGAAGTTTACAAGCGTATTTGGAGTAGTAGTTATTCGAACTTTAACCATTTTATAGTCATGACGAGGAGTGAGGACCGCGCCAACTCTATGAAATACCCTTTGAACAGGTTTCATGCCCATGAATTGGATATCCGATGGATAAAAATCTTTAGCAAGCCATTCATTTTTATCGGTACCATTATCAACCCAAGTTCCAACTATTTCCATACGCATAGTTATACCAGAGTTATTAATTTGATCGGTGGACACATCTACAGATAGAGTTACTGGTTGTCCCTCATAAAAATTCTCATTAATAACTTGTTGTATATATGCATAATTATTTCCAGCATTTCCAAAATAATGGAATATACCTTTTTTACCGAAATTTGTTAAACCATGAGTACCATTATCATGATTCCAACCCGGATATTTGATAACCTCCCAGAACCGCATGCTGATGTTTTCATTTGGTTGGATATTGTACAAGAAATCGCCATTTCGTATCAGGTTTACCCCAGTAGTATTATCCATCAAATCCTCGGCCGACGGAGACCAATCGCTAACCATATCACTATAATATAATGTACATTTAGATATTGTGAATGGCACATTATTAGACATATCCACTCGGAAACGAATTTGATTGGCTCGGTTCCAAGAGTTGTCAGATAATGTCATATAACCAATTTTGAATACTTTAGTTGTACCGTTTATATCTTTATTTCGTATAGTAGAATATCCTGGAACAATTCCATTAGCACCACCTAGATATTCTGTCTCATTATATAACTCGGGAATTACTGATGCGTTAGTCACATTGGACTTAAATTGAACTTCGTACTGAATTATCAATCTGGCGCCTTGTGGTATGCCTAATTCTTTAGGTGTGGATCCATACATCAAAGGATATCCCCAAATTACATTATAATTATTAGAATTAAGAGTATAATTGTAGGATTCCCGTGGTTTAATAGTTCCACTTAAGTAATTACGACTACCATATTTCTTAGGAATTTCATTTTGTACACTGCTGATTGTTTTCCTAACGCCAGTTATCTCAGTGGTAATGAGTGTTTGTGCATCGGTTCGAGCACGAGTGAGAGTATCTGTAGCAGATTGGGTTATGGCCTGAGTCAATGAGTTTTTGGTTTGTGTTACTGCTGTTGTAACAACATTATTGACAGTCGCATTTAAAGTAGACGTTATACGTTGAGTGATACTCTCATTGTTGATGGTAATTCGACTGTCCGTATATTGTTTACCTTCAATTAACTTACCGTCCGAATATCGCTTAACCTCATCTTTAGCAGAAGTTACTGCTAAATCAATTTTACCAGGTAGAAGATTTAATTCCGATTGCTGTTTAGCATATCGTTCATTGGTCTTAGTCAACTCAGAAACTTGCAATTCCAATTTAGACGCAGTTTGATCCAATTTGGTTTTTGTTTGTACCAAATCCGCAACTTGAGCAGTTAATTTATTATCCGTTTGATTAAGTTTTGAATTAGTCTGGTTTAGTCCATTGTTTAAAGTACTAATTGTATTTTGTATAGTAGTTAAACTTTGACCACTAGTCCTCTTATACTCCGCGAACGACGCTTGGAAATCCAACTCATTCGGATGGTAATCAGACACAATAGTAGCTTCTTCAAGTTGAATACCTGCGATATAGACATGAATAGCGTCATTTACCAACGAACCAAATGCAACTCTGAATTTGATTGCTGTATTATTGGTTCTAAACTTAACCCAATGTCTGATTAAATCAGTATTTGATGTCCATCCTGAAGAATAATCAGAATCTCTTTCAGTAATATTAATACCTGCAGGGAAACTTAGATCAATCTTCTTAGTTCTTTCATTGGTCTTAGTATAAAACGAGAACACATAATCGGTGTTTGGCTTCAATACAGTCTTCAAATCTTCAGCCGTATCACCGTAAATAACTTGGTAGCTATTATACATCGCTCGATGATTCAACTCGTAGGCATATACTTTAAACGGAGGTGTTTGTGCCATCACAGCGCCCTTATAATATGGTTCGGACATTGTCTGAGTGTTTCTCAGGATGTTTGTAGCACCAACCTTAAGTTTACTGAATTTTTCACTAACCCCATTATCCAAAGCAGTAATTAACTTTTTAGTCTCATTGAGCGTTTGGGTACCAGAAGCAGTAATTTGAGATCTAAGTCCACTGATATCATTATTGAGTTGACGTTTGTCATTAGCAAAAGTGTTTGAAAGTTGCTCTATTTTTGATTTGGCAACGGCAATCTCTTGCGAAGTAGTCTTACCAATCTCAGCGACACTGTCTGTGACGTATTGGTGGGTAGCATTGATATCGCCTTGTATAACCTCTATGTCAGTCTCAAACTCATCTAGTGATTCATGAATTTCGGACATAGCGGAGTCAATTTTATCCTCCAGTACCTCCCCAAAGTCATGCGGCATCACCAAATTCCATTGAGTTCCGTCGTATCGGTATAAGTCGGTTTCACCTGCACCAACATCTCTAAACCACAAGTCATTTTCTTTCAAATCATCAACGGGAGGTTCATCTGGTCCATAAAAGTTTCTATTCTTACCGTTTGCACTAGTTAGGATAGTGTTAATAGAACCTTCAAAGTCACCCATTGCTTCATTGACAGTTTTCTTGGTAAGATCTTTCCACTCGGCTCTTTGAGAATCAGCCAAAGTACTAGCTGTATTTCCATCAGAACTTGCAACGATCTTAACAGTACGTTCCTTAAGAACATCATATTCAATCTCAACAATCTGAACAGTCACATCAACATCAATTTTAGACAAATATACATCGACTGTATCACACAATCGAACTGCTTCAAGAGATCTTAAGATGCTTTTCTCCCAAGATGTTGTGTCCTGAATAGGAATCATTGAAACTTCCATCTTGATATCTGGGACATCAACAGTAGGATTTTCATCAAAATATGTAGAAGCTTCCTCAGTAACCATACGAGAAGTGATAACAATTTTAGTGTCTTCTTTGATTTGTTGTTGACGAGCTAAACGTGCTTGTTTTTCTGCTTCTCGAGCGGCTTTACTTTGTTGTCGTTTCTGTTTACTTTGTTGTCGTTTCTGTTTCTGAGCTTGGAAGTTAGCATCACGTTGAGCTTCTCTTTGTTGCCATTCAGCTTCTCGTTGAGCAGCAGATTTCTTAGACCCTCTGTTGGCATGAGCGGACGCACGTTTTTGCTTATTAGCATAATAATTACGCTCACGTTCTTCTTCACGCTGTTGTTCAAGACGTTCTCTTTGAGACTGTTCTTGAGCTCTTTTAGATGAGTCTGCAGATCTGTTATTTTCTCGCTCAGCAGCTAATCTTGTTTTCCTATCGGATTTCATCTTTTGTTTATAGTCATTAAACTTATTACTGATATCGATAGGGACAATGCGTTTGATATCATAATCATCATAGTGGTCTGACTTTATAATATCTCCGTAAATGGTTTGTTCTTTTTGGTTCTCCCCTTCGGGAGTATACCTAGCATAAGGTAAAATACGAGTGAATTTACCATGCATACTCGTCTTAAGTTGAATATTTTTCATATTCTTTCTAGGACGAATAGTAGTGATATGTTCTCGACCTCTACCTCTATAAATAAACAATTCTTTGTCGGTTCTTTTAACTTCTCCGCCAAAAGTACTCACAAGAGAATCATCAGATCCCATGATAAGATTTAAAGCATTTATAAGTTTATCATTGTTAAATGAGGATCTAGATCCAAGGTCGGAATTGAATCTAATATTTATAGGGTCAATAGCATTTTGGACAATAGTTGGCCATATCTCATTTAAGGATAGAGTACCAACTGTAAATGGTCGTATAAGAGTAGCTGAAAGATCATCGGATATTTTCGAAACGGCCTTGACTTCAATAGTGTTGTTGTCAACACTTACTTTTGTCTCATATATACGGAATATATGAGTGTCATCTTCATCATTTGGCTTAGCACGAATATATCGGTTCTTTTCAAGGTCACTTGCATAATCGCCCTGAATTGGATATTTCATTTCTAACTCGAATAAACCATTTCTTTGTTCCTTTACGATACATTCAACTGCATCATAAAGAATTCCTAGACCATTTGAAACAAAATTTCTTTCATTTTGGTCATATAGAATAGGTCTCATACAAGCACCCTCCAATTAGGATTTATTGAAATAGGTCTGGTAAAAGCCGTATTATTAGGCGGAGTAGTTATAGTTAAACGATTTCCAGCATTATTTCCCGGTTGAAGCTCGAAAAATTCTTTACCAATAGTACGGTCGTTTAAGTTACGAATGGTGTTTCCAGATTTTGTAAATGTGGAATATGTTTGAGAATCGATATATGCAGTCTCGTTGTTTAGGGATCGTAATCCAATTCTAGTTGTACCAAAAGTTATGTCAATATCACCTTTAACCCCACTGAAAAATACTGTTGGTTTAGCAGTATAAAATGTAGGATTATTAAGGGTTTGACCATTAGTAACCTGTAGCACGCGATTAGACGTTAAGTATTTATATGGTTGACATTTAATCTTTACAGTAAAACTAATACATCCGTCGTAATAATATTTGTTTTCGTAAACAATATCTAATGCGATGATATGGTATTCATGACCTTCGTCAAAATATGGGATAAAGGATAACCAATCGCCCTTACCTTGGTTGAAGAAGTTGAATATCTTATTGCGTGCATTTGACAATTCATCGAAGTTATCACCATGACGACTACCATCATAAAAACATTTCAATTCAAATTCTGTTGGTTCATATCCATCGTCATCATAAACTAGTTCTCCCTCAAAAGATAAGGGTGCCAAAAATGACACCCGTCTTTTAGGTGAGGGGATGTTAGGACGATCTTCAATAAACACACGAATAGTTTCCGAATTTACATTATTTAAAGTAAAACATCCTGCTTTCATATGTTAATAATATACCTCCTCGCCTTTTCCTCGACGATTTTGATCGTCCATATCTTTGATTTTCTGTTGAATTTCCTTAGCCAATTCATTCGGATCAACTGGTTTACCATTGTTATCAACTTTAACATTAACACTATATTCTCTAGTAGAATTGTCGTTGTTAATTGTTGTGTTTTGATTTGTTTGTGGTGCTCCTGAGTAATATGGTTTAGGAAGACTGCGTCCCAATTGACCCATAATAACATCGTAACCATCAGGAGTAAACTTATCAATCTTACTTGTGTCGATAACTGGGGTAATCTTAGGAGAATACTCCATGTCATCTACTGCAATATCTAACATATCGCCAATAGTATTCGCAGCAGATGCAACAGAATCATACAAAATCTTGCTATGATCAACAACATTATCTGTGACTTTCTCAAATCCAGATTTAAATGAATTACTCATTTGTTTGATTGTTGATGGCATTTCATTGTCAATACCCATAGCAACCCCTTGAGGGATAAACTTACCGACCTCTTTTGCGAACATACGTGATGGCGAATGAATATCCGCAGCAGCACGAGCAGCTTCTCTAGCTTTGGCAATGATTCTGTTAGCAGCAGACTCAATGGACCACATATTTGAATACATACCAGAAGCGATACCGGCAGAAATATAGTAACCTACATTATAACCAGCACTTTGAGCAGATCCACTGTATGAACTTATAGTACTTACAATAGAACTCATTCCAGAAGATACTTGTGATCTAGATGAACTCATACCCGATGCAAATTGACTAGACAAATTAGACATCATACTTGACACAATCGACTGAGTAGTTGAACTCATTGATGTGAATGATGCGTTGATCATGGTCACACTAACCGATACGGTTTGAGACACTCTAGCAAATCCTTGTGCCATATTCGATGAAACGGAATTTATGCTAGCTTGAATAGATGAAGCAATAGAATTAAATGCTGCAGATGTCTGTGTCGCTACTGATGACATTGAAGCAGAAATAGACGCCACAACACTAACCATGCCAGTTTGGACTGAAGACTGAACTACGAGCATGGATTGAGTTACAGCATTGCTAACTTGTAGGAATCCTGTAGTAACACTCAAGGCTAATAGAATCATACTTTGATCCATAGTAGAAATAATCAAAGTCATACCCATACTTACAGCAGTCTGCATTTGGATCATTCCATTAGTCGTTGCCAGAGTTAACTGATCGAAACCAGTGGATGAATTAGTTAATGCAGTAAAGAAATCTGTTAGGATAGTTTGACTATCTAGAATAGACTGGTTGAATGTTTCAATAGATGGAATCAAAGTTGTGAATCCAACCATTAGGAAATTGACGCCATTTTGAAGTCCCGTGAATCCAACGCCAAGCTGATCAACAGAGACCTGTAGAAGTTGGAATTGGACTGTAATCAATTGGAATGATGTGATAACAGTCACCATTGTGCTTGACAATGTGGTGATTGGAGTTGTCAAATTGTTGAATGACGTAGATACTGTATCTACTGTTGTGGAAATTGTAGACATTGTGGTAGATAATGTCTCGAATGAGGTGCTTAATGTAGGCACACTTCCGGACAATATTCCAACAGTCATAGATATGGTCATAAATGCTGAAGAAACGGCATTTATAGCACCTGCAGCAGCTCCTAAATTAGTACATGCGGTAGCAAGATTTTCAATATCTGTAGTAAATCCTTGTAGGTTACCAGCATAAGCGGCAGCTCCTAATTTAGCTACTTCAACAGATAATGAACCAAGACCGGTAGCAGCATTTGCACCATATTCGCCAACAAGTTTAACGCCTTCACCAAATAGTTTAAATCCTTCACCGAAAGATCTAGCAGCATCTCCGACAGCTCGGATAATATCTGCAACTCCTTCAAGAGCCGATTTTATACCTTTACCAATAGACTCAAATACCTGTCCGACGCCTTCGAGAGCAGATTTAACAGCATTACCAAATGACTCGACAACTGTACCAACACCTTCTAGAGCGGATTTAACACCTTCTCCAAATGATACAAATACTTCGCCCAAACCAGATAGAATGCTATTTATAGCCTCTCCAGTAGCTCGGATTGCGTTTGCAAGACCATCGATAATATTAACAATACCGGTTACAACAGTATCTATGATGTCCGCAAGTATCTGGAATACCGATACTATGCCATTAACAATAACTTGAATTGTTTGTCCAACGGCTATGATAGCGTCTGCAATTGATCTTATAATATCTGCAATTGCATTGACAGTTGCAATAATAGCATCCGCGAGAGATGATACTACAGAAGCAATGCTTTCAAATAATACTTTAAGACCCTCGACTAATGGAGTAAATACAGGCTCAATAGCGCTCGCCAAATCGGATAAGAATTGTGTAATCATCTCTCCAACTGGTGTGAGAATCTTAACAATCTTTTCTAATAGCGGACCTAAAAGACCACCTATTACAGTTAATAGAATATCTCCGATAACTTTGAATAAGTTTTCAAGAGCTGGAATAAGTCTATCACGGACGCCCATAAGTGCATTGCCTAAACTTTCAACAAATTTAGTTGCTACTTCGACTGCCGTTTGGACTAAAATATCCATATTCTCGACAATACCTTTAGCCAATTCCACTAACATTTGAACTGATGCGTTAATTAGTTCTGGTGCATTTTCAGTTATACCTTTAATTATACCAATAACTAATTTAAACCCAGCGTCGATGAAATAAGGAATTAATTCTACGATACCGCCAATTGCTGCTTTTATAGTTTCTACAAAGGCCTTAACTAAAATAGGAGCAGACTCAGCTATAGCTTGAGCAAATACCACAAATCCTTGAACAACCGTGTTAAGAGCTTGTGGAGCTATTGCGGCTAGCTCTTTTATTGCTGTGACAAATGCTAAGAATCCAAGACCTGCTATTAGAACGGATGATGCTGCCATGATAGATGATATACCAAACGTAATGAGTGTTTTGGATAATATCATTAGACCCGGAGCCACCACCTGAGCCAAAGCTCCAGCTGCTAATAGAACTGTTAAGTTCCCGGCCAATGCGACAAGCGCAACACCAACGGCTACTATATTCAAGGTTGATAATAACATAATAGGAACTGCAAGCAAATTCAATGCTACAGCCATACCCATTAATTGTAACATACCTCCTGTGGAACCAACTTTATTGACAATAGCCATAGCGGCAACCATAGCCGCAAGAACACCAATAATAGCTCCTGTAGCAGCAAGAATACCTTGCCATGGTTGTGCGGCTACATTAGATAATGCAGAACCTACAGCATAAAGAACTGGAGCAAATACCGCGATACCACCTAGAGTTGTAACATCGGGGTGAATATGGTCAATTATAGCGGTCATAGCAGTTAGAGCACCAAGAACTAGAACAATCCCTCCGAGCCCGACTAGCATTTGTTTCCAGTCTAGTTTACAGATTTGCTCCATCGAGGTACCGATAGCAAGTAATACTTCAGCAAATGCTGAAAACAATGTCTTAAGTTGTCCAACTTCAACAAAGTTTTTAACAGAACCATTGATTATCTTTGCAGTGTAAGCCATCGCTATGAATACTGCAGAAATACCGGCAGAAGAAGCTAGTAAACTACCCCAAGGTTTATCAGCTAATTTCGTTAAATTGTCTGCAACAGCTGTCATCATTGCGGTTAAAATAACCATTGACAATGCTGCTCCTGCATTAAATTTAATTTTCTTCATTAAGGCCGCCACACCAACCAAAGAAAATAACATAACTTCAACAGCAGCAATACTTTTAACAATTTGTTCAATCGAAAGTTGTGTAATAGGTTCTATAGATTTAGTTATGGCATATATAGCCAAACCAAACGCAACAAGAACCATAGCGGATGACATATTTACTTTAGCTTTCTTCATTAAATGAGAAACACCAACCATTGATAGCAACAGAGCTTCAACGCCGGCCATACCTAGAAGTAGCATATCCCATTCCATAGTTCCTAAATCAATAACCGATTGCGATAATAGCCAAATAGATGCACCAAATGCTATCAATCCTGCCATAGCACTCTTATCAATCTTAACTTTTTTCATGAGTCGACTAGCAACTGCTAAAGATTCCATAAGAGTGACAACGGAAGCCGTAGCGGCAAGGATACTATCCCAGCTTAATGCAGCGATTTTGATTAGTGATGATGTTAAGATCCTTATCGAGATAGCAAAGACTATTAGATTAGCTAACGCGCTCTTGGTAACGTGAACTTTACTCATCGCTCGAGATGCTATCGCTAATGATGCCATAAGAGTAACCACAGATCCAACAGCGGCTATGAGTTGAGGCCATTCTATTTTAGCCAATGCCTTAACAGACCACACCAACATTCTTATAGATAAAGCAAATACCATAAGTTCAGCAATAGCACTTTTATTGATATGTACTTTATCCAAACTCTTGGTTGCTTTAACCAGACCATAGATCAATACTCCCACAGCAGGTAAGGCCATTGCCAATTTCTCTGGTTCTAACTTAGCGATTGCTCGTATTGACCATACTAAAAGTCTTACGGCTAAAGCAATACCCATTAATTGCATTATTTTCGCTTCGGATCCTTCTAGCTTATCGATATATTTCAAAGCTCGAACAAGACCATAAATAGCAGCATAAGTTCCAGCAATTGCTTCCATCAACTTATCACTAGGAATCTCTGCCATTTTAACCATAGCACTTGCCAATACTCGGATAGCAAATGCAATGCCAATTAATTGCATTGAAGCGCCTTTAGGAATCTCGGTCACACTCATTACACGAATGAGTTTTAGGAGTATTCCGAGAGCAGCTCCAAGACCAAGCATACCTTTAGAAAGGTCTTTCATTTCAATTTTCGATAATCTGTCGATAGATAATGCTAAGATACCTAATGCGGCAGCTATCATTACCAAAGAACCTATTTTGATACTTTGAGTAAATGAGTTGATAGTGCCTTGTAGGGATGTGAATACACCTTTAACTTCATCAACAACGCTTTTACCAGAATCTTTAGCATCACCAAACATGCCTTTGAATTTCTCAAAAAGCATATCGATGATAGTTCCTTTGGAATTCTTAAATTTCAGCCATTTATCAAACGCAAATAAACCTATAAGAGCTTTAATAATACTTGCAATATCAAACGATACGAAAGCATCTTTAAGTCCATCATATCCAGTTTTAAATCCTTCAACAATAGCAGACCAAGCTTGAGAAATACCATCTCCGATTTTAGATAGAACTGATGATAATTTAGCACCAGCTTTACTAAATAGATTAGAAGCTCGACCTTTACTATCTCCAAATTTAGAAAACCCACGGAATATATCTTTTATAATAAATACTGCGATACGACCAACAGTAACAATTATATTGAATACATTTGACAGAGTTTTACCTAGATGATAAAATACCAAATATGCATTCGTGCTAGAACGTATAGACTCCATAAAACGAGCTATAGAATCTGCAGCAGTTCTAATAGGTAGTAATATACTTCCAGATGCATTACCTACGGCTTTAATCCCTTTAAAAACCGTTGATAAAGCAAACCCAAGAGTTACAAAGGTTTGACCTACCATTTTACCTATACTATTTATAGTATTGAAAAGTAAAGTGTTATTTTTCAAACCTGTTGTGAAATTCTCAAGGGCTTTTGTTATATTGTAAAATGTCTTAGCGGATTGTTTGTAGTCACCAATAACGGAACGGAATCCTTCACGGAATTTAGTCATGGCAGTGAATACAATTTCAAAACTATTTTTAATAGAGTTGAAAAATGACTCTTGACCTCCCATGTCCTTCCATGTTTTAAGCATGGCGTTTCTGTAGTTACCAAGACTTCGTTCCATACCGAGGACTTCATCCCAGTATTTACCTTGGTCGTCGCTAATAAACGGATTGACAATATCACCAATGCTTGTCCACATTTCTTTAGCTTCTTCAAATCCACCTAGGAAATATTCCCATGTAGTAGCCCATCCAGAACCAATAGCCTCCTGAACGGTGTCTACCAACTGACCAAAGGATTTGACTTTAGTCGCAGCATCAAGCATGGACTCATCTTCTGAGAACTCTCTCAAAGTTTCCAGCAAGACTTCGGATGTTAACCAACCATCTTGTAGAGACTCACGAAATGACTTAGTCATGTTCCGAGCTTTACCAAGTTTCTCAGCGGTTTGTGTCAGTCTATCTTGGAATAGTTTACCACCCATACCGGCGTTAACTACTGAGTTCCAGTCCTGTAGACCAACTTTACCAGCGGCCAATGCTTGAGACAATTGATACATTGCTGTTGAGGCTTGTTGGGTGTTTGACCCAGAAGCCGCAGCCAAGTTAGAAATACCTTTAATAGCTGTAGCAGATTTGTCCAAACTTACACCAGCTGCAGTAAACGTACCAATGTTTCGGGTCATGTCTGCAAATGAGTAAATGGTCTTATCCGCGTAGTCATTCAAAGTTTCCAATGCCCCAGAAACTTTACGCATACGGGTTGAAGAATCTGGAATTTCCCATTCGGTATTGGTCATGATTGTTTGGATTGATCCGAGTTTGTTCTTATACTCTTCCAAACCATCGCCATAACCTCTAAAGAACTGTCCTGTGAAAGACATGGCTTTTTGCATCATTCCACCTAGGACGTTACCCAACGCAATATCCATAACAGATAATGAATTCTGTACAGAAGATGCCGCATTAGCGAATGCATTTGATAGAGGACTCGCATCGAATCCTCCAATCTTA